GTACTTGTTGCCAATAAAACTTACGGCAGGCGTGCCTGCTGTAAACTGCGCTTCATATACGATCCCAGGATCTCTATAGATATACGCAATGGCGTCTGCACTTGCCAGTGTCGCCGTACTCGCCGTCCACTGATTGGACCATTTCGGAGTTCCGTCCGTAGCTGTCCACTGCACACCATAAAAAACTCCAGCTGGCGTTCCTGTTGCCGTACCTTGGATTATATAACCACCCGAAAGATTAACAACGTCACCACTACAAATTAGGGTGTTGTAAGCATTTTCGATCCTCATTTTTGAGGCCTGCATTGTTCCACCATAGATGTTAAATGCAGGGGTAAATCCATTCGGCTTATCTGTGTTTGCCATTACAAACCTCTTTAAGCAAATTTGGTTTCAGAATCGTCAGGACGAGCCTGACCGCCAAATTCCACCTTCGATGTTCGTTCAACGTCCCCACGTCGCAACGGCATCGTTGGATCACTTTCTCGCATGTAATCGTTATCAACCCCTTGCATCTGTTCAGCTGTTTGGAGTTGAAAATAAGAATTCCGTTCTTCAACGGTCTCCTCCGGAATACGTGCGAGCACCAAGCCACCTACACCTATTACGCCTGCATGCTTGCCGTCCTCAACCGTAGGAGCTTCGAAATCGGGATATTCCTCTGCTCTTACGAGTTCGAATCCTTCACGAACACGTTTTGACATGTTCGCTCGGTCATCGTGTCCTCGGACTTCAGCACGAATCCAGCGATGTTGATATCCTGGGGGTGCTTCAGGGGCGTCTAACATAGATGGCGGTTGCCATGGTTTACGGCGAGAGCTAATCTCTCGTGAATTGGCAGATCTGGAGTCACGATCTGGCATATTTAACTCCTAACTTGCATATTTTGCATAGTCTTCTAAAGGGACCCCTAAGCGTTGTGCAATAGCAACTTGCGAAGGGCTTAACTTTACTTTGCGTGAACCCGGCTTAGTAGTTCCAGCACCTCGGCTAGAACCCGCTACCTGTTGCACGTTTTTTGGCTCATCGAATTTTTGAGGAAAATAATCCCTCATCCTTTCGTCAATCTTTCGATAGTAATCGTCAGAACTTGGATCAACGTTATCGTTGAGCAATTCCTGATGTACACCAAAAGCGGCAAAAGTCATACCTCGATCAGTCCCAAACCATGAATTCTTTTCAGCCCAGTCTTCCGCTCTTGGATCTGGAGGTGCAGCCTCTGGTGCTGGCGCACTTGGCCTTGGTTGTGGTCTCCGTAGCGGTCTTCGAACATTCGACTTTTGCTGAGCTTGTAAACGTTGCACATTCTGCGCTTCCACAGAAGTTTTAGCAACGGCTTCAGTAGCCAAGGCAATAGCTTCTGCATCCCCTAGCTCTTGCGCTTCCTTTAAAGCCTTACGCGCTCGCTCCGTTTCGGAATTAACACGCGCCTCATATTCATTAACCAACGTGGAATCAGAAGAACGCAGTTTTTGTTGCAACGAACCATTTTGGTCCTGTATTTTTTGCGCATAGTCAACAGCCTCGTCGCGTTGACGTTCGGCTTCGCGCATTTGATACGTGAGCTTATCAATTCGTTTTTTAACTTTCTCACTATAATCATCTAACTCCTCAGCGGGAGTTTCTACAACTTCCTCCGATGAAGCAGCACTAAAATCTTGATCCTCAGCTTTTTCCTGAATCACGTCTGCTTCATGAATATCGACTTCTCCTTCCGGAAGCACCAATTCAATATCTTGTTCAGCCATGGGGTACTCTCACCTTATCCGTGCAGAATTTCTTCTGGGTCGTCAATGACAGCAAGAATCTCATCATCATTAAGAAGACGCATATCGCCTCCTTCAATGCGAAACCTTGCGCCTGCGTAGCGGCCAAATATCACCCAATCACCCTCTTTACACCAAGGGCCTTCGGCAAATTTGTCCGGGTCTTTGTAAGCATCGGGGCCTAAAGATACAACTAAACCTACAATCGTAGCTAATTGCTCTTTTTCCATCGTCTGCTTGGCAAGCATAATCCCACCTTTAGTGGTGGCATTTGGCTTGAATGGCAGGATTAATATCCTGTACCCCGTAGGCCGGGGCAATTTACTTGCGTGGTTCTCTAAGTTATCTGGGGTAATCTGAGGTTCTTCTTCCTCCGAAGACCCAAAATTTAGAACACGTTCTGGAACAGGGTCACTCATTGTCGTCATCTTCCAAGTTTGCATGCAGGTTTACGATTTCTTGCTCAGTGAAGTTCAAACCTGAGATCTCCCCAACTAATCGTTGGTACTGAGCATAGTCTTGTGCACTTCCCGTAGAAAGTGTTCGCGACAACGTCTGTTGACGTTCCCGTATTTTGCGGAGTAGAAACTCCGAATATTGCAAAAAGTCCATAATTACTTGATATAGCGATACCAGAGCAATCCTTTGGTTGCTGCGCCTCCTCCTTTCACAGAGGCTTTTTCACCACCATCAGGAATAATAGTTCCAGCCTTAACGCTCTTTTGCTGCGCTAAACCTTCTCCTGAAGCTGACAACGCTTTAACTGAAACACCCGCCTTCTGCTTTCCAGGTTTCGGGTATTTAGTTAATTCTTTGTTCCAATCTTTCACTTTTTCTTCCTCTTGCCTTTATTCATTTTACCCAACGTAATAGCTAGTCTTGCCCGTTGTCCCGTCTTCCCTTTCTTCTTTGCAGCGGCCTTAAGCTTGGCAGCCGGGATTTTTTCACCCTTTTTCACCCCTAACGTCTTGCGTAACGCTCCGGGTTTCTTAATGGCTTTTTTAATCCACTTCTTGGCCATTATTTCCTTTTACCGCTCCCTTTTACTACGCCACCTTTCTTATAGCCTTTACCATAGGAAACCTTCTTCCCTTTACGTTTAGCCGCCGCTTTTGCCGCCGCTTTCCCCTTGGCCGTTTAGGGGTAGTGTTTTTTACCAACTTTGGGCATATTTAATCCTCTCGGGTCTCTCTTGCCATTTTTGCTATTTCAATAAAGTCCCTATCCACTTCTTCCTGATGCTTCATCTCAGCTTCTTGTAAATCAGCCGCTGTACGCAAATCTTCGCGCCGTTCGTCGGATTCCATCTTCTCAAGGTCAACTTCGGCCTTAAGTTCACTGTCTTCTTGTTTTTGATTGATTTTCTCGTATTCCAGCTTCATTTGCTCATCAAACATCTCACGCTGCGGATCGGGGGTTGCCATAGCCGCTGCCAACGCCCGATCTTGGCCAGTGATCTGTTGAGTCGCTTGTGCTGCCGCCATAGCGATTTGGCTCTCGGCTTCGGGCGGTAATTGCGGTAATTGGCCATCTGGTCCCGGTTGCGGCAGCTGTATACCTTGTTGTGCCAAAATTTGCTCAACTTGGATGCGATATTTCAAGGCTTGGTGCTGTTGGATGTGCGCTTGCAGCGCAGGCATCGCTTGTGGGTTTTGTTGCGTATTTGGGTTCTGAGAAAACGCCATATGGGCCTGAATATGCGCATCATGGTTCTGTTGGATAAATGCTTGCAACGGAACGTTCATTAACGAGTCTTGGTTCTCTTGAACCGGGTCTTTAGGCGGTGGCGGCGCATCAGGGAGCAATACGTCTTCAATATCCCGGATATTTAGCGCCAAATACATTTTTCGGAAGGCTTCTTTCATATTATGCAGTTGGGGTGCACTTTGAGCCATCTGAAGTTGCGTTTGCGCCAAAATAATGCGCTGCGTGGTGCTAAAGATGTTAGGATCCGAAATCGGGATCACATCTACCTGATTACTGAAGTCTTCACGGAAGACCGTCTGCTGGGCACCCTGAACTTGGTACGGATACTCTGGTGGAAGCGTTTCTCCGAAGACGCGCTTCAAAATCTTGAACTCAGTGCGCTGAGCGTAGTGCAACCGCTTATGAATTCCCGAAATGACCTTCTGGCCCTTCTCTACCATGGCTACCGTGGTACCTACTGGGGCATTTTGGTTAGCATCGGACCCAGTCGTGTCTAATACCGAAGCAAAGCGTTGACCGGATTCCACCAATAGCCCCAACAACGTAGACAGTGTCCCACTCGGCTCTTTATAGGGTAACGGTAAAAATGAATCACGAATTGTGCCGCCGGGAGTGTCTACATCGCGCCATTCTCCGGGTTGAATCGGATCATCGGTGCGTTGAATGTTTAAACCCCGAGATTTGAACCCAGCCGGGAGGTTCGAGAGCGTTCCTGCATCAATTAACTGTCGTAATATCGCAGTCGCTGACTTAGTTACCCCACCGATCATGTGGATCAGCCCAAATCCGTAAAATCCAAGCCCCGGCAGAAATTTAAAATGCGTAAAGTGCTCAATCTTCTTACGCATCGGGTCATCTTCTTTGTAATTTTGCCGAATCGCCAAAACTTGGTGGCTATCCTGGCAAACGGTCACAATATAAGGTAGCGCCAGCCCCGTTTGCTCTCCCTGCGGGTTTGTATCCTCTAATCCTTCAATATCTAGCTCTACATGCACCTCAAGAAGGGTGTATTCCTCTTCTTGGGGCGGGGAACTGGTGCCATCCAGCTCGTCAATTTTTTCTTGAGTCGGTGAATCATCCAACATAGAAGGGGGCGACAGCTCCACGTCTAAATAGAAGCCCGAAAGCTGCAATTTCCGCAGATCGTTCTCCGTCATTTTGATGACGTGGGTAATTCTGGGACTGGTCACCAAATCCGTGGTGCCATACGGTACAACCAAGTCCTCAGCCTTGATAAAACGGGAAACAGCGCGGCCTAATGCTGGGTCATAGTAACTTTTCTTGAACGCTGAACCGGCTAACGGCAAATAAAAGAGCAATTGATCCATCTCTGGGTCGTACTCTTCCATTTTGTAGGTCAACTGGAAGTTCATGAAGTTCTTGACGCGGTTGGCCTGGTCCATTTTCGGATCGGTCATGGTACCCATGACTTGCGTATCGACTGGACCACCCGCAGGCAGCAATTCTTTGTAGGCTTGCGCCTGAAAATGCGTGACCGCCTCCGCTAACAGGGGGTGATACACCCCGCTGGCCCCTTGAAACGGCTCACTCCGGTTATCGGACTTGATTCCCAACAGATCGAGGCCCTTTTTGAAGGCTTCGTACCAATCGTCGCGGGAATCTAGGTCCTCACGGTAATAATGAATTAGCTTGGAGGCAATTTGACTGAGGATTCTATCCTCAAGGTACTCGGCAATGTTCTCACCAAAGTTGATCTGGGGTTCTTCTTCCGGATCAAAGCCGATGGTCCCCTCCCCATTACGGTTGAAGAACACATCGATGCCCTCTGGCCCAATAATATCTTCCTGAAGCTCAATTTCGACGGGTGCTTCGTCGAGAAAGCCGGGTGGTGTTGCCATAGGCGGGAAAGATACCCCTGTTTACCCTAAGAATAAATCAGTAGTATTGGCGAATCTTAGGATAATACTCTTCTTCGTCATCCCAATCAGACGCTAATTTCAAAAAGCCCCCGGTACGAAAGCGCATCAGCGCCAAACTGGTGGCGTCTACCAAATCGTCATGCTCTCCGTTAGGGAAGTCCGAGATTTCTTCCATCAGCTCCTCGGCCCAACGGTTTTCTGGCACCCAGACCTTGCCATCCTGGAAAATCGGACTCACCGAATTCAACCTTGCGATCTTATCCTGGCCCCGATTCGGCGAAAACGTGTTAATCGGGATGCCTAACCGCCGTAATTCCTGCGTTAAGGGAATCCCCGAAGCCTTCGTCTCAATAATCACCGTATCCGGTTTCCAATGCTCGTATAACCGGATGGCTTCGCGCTTTAATTCCGGGAAATCCAACCGCTCCTTAACGCAATCCAGCAAAATCAGGTGAGCCTCCTCACCCCCGTACACCTGATCCTCAATTTTACCTTCAGGATGGAAAACCCCCCACGTGGTAATCGCGGTAAAGTCAGAACGCTCGGTTTTCAAAAACGCGGTATCGTAACTTTGAATTAAATAATTGCATTCCGGGGGCTTTTCGTCAGGCCATACATTGAACCAATCCTTCGGAATGATGGAGATCCCCTCACCCGTAGGCCGCTGCAT